AATATAATTTCCAATATAATCTCCAGCATAATCTACGGTTGAATTGCTTGCATAATTGATAGAAGCAATATAATTACCAACATAGTTTCCAGTAAAGTCACCAACAAAATCGCTAGTTGAATCACTTGAATAATCAACCGAGCTAATATAATTACCTACATAATTGCCTGTAAAGTCACCAATAAAATCACTTGTACTATTTATTGTAGAGTCAACGGATGAAATATAGTTACCTGTATAATCTCCAGTATAATCAACAGCATATTCAGTTAAACTTGTACGAGTAAAATCATCATCAGCAACATCTTGTAATGTATCAGTTGCAATACCTTTTGATACCCATGTGCCCGGGTCTGTAGGAGCACCTTGTGCTGAACTTCTTAATTGATATGTGCCAATCCCAGAAGCAAGTATTCTTGTTTTTGCTCTTTGGCCAAAAGTATATCTACTTTCAGCTTCAGACATTACTTGTACGCCAGCAAAATTGCCACCTACTCTTTTTGCCCTTACAGCTTTATATTGAGTAGGTGGTGTCATACTTGTTCTTTTAAATATTGAATAATTTACATTTGTACCATCTGTTCGTGTATCAGTAAATACGTTTGTTAAATAACTTGTATAATCACCGGAAGGAGCTGATGTTCCAAGTTGATAAGTTCCAGGATAATCATTTGTAAAAACGGTACTAAGTAGTCTATCAACCAAAGTATTAAGATTTGTATCGTTTACTTCTTTTAACCCAGCTGGACTTACATCAATATTATTCCATTCAAGAGGACGATGAAAGTCGCCACCATTTTCAAGTGCAGTTCCAGTATTTTGGTAAAGAGATGTATTTGCAGTTGATTGAGTAAGAGATGCACCAGGATGAGTACCAACTGGTTGGTCATATATAGTATCAGTATATGTACCTACTAAATTTCCACCAATTTTAGTATCTAAAGCTCCTACATCATCTGAATCAGATAAGGATAAATGTATCGCCGCTTGATATGCTAGATAATTTTGCTCTGCAACAGTGAATTGTTCTAGATCTCCGCCCGTACCAGTTAATTTTATTGGCGTACTCATTCATATCCTTAAGTATTTAGGAGCGTTCCAGAACTATTATATACGTTTACAATTCTTCCTTCTAACTCATTAATTGCTGCAACTAAAGATGCTTTATCTGTTGTTGATAAAGAACTAATCGTACCAAGATCTGAATCAATTTCATTAATTGCTGCAACTAAAGATGATTTATCTGTTGTTGTAAGAGATGTTCTTGTTCCAACATCTGAATCAATACCTGAACGAAAACCTTGTAATTCATTAATTGCACCAACAAGATCTGAATCTTGGGTTGTTGTAAGACTAGCAAGATCACCAATTAGATTAACGACATCATTATGTTGTGTTCTCCAAGTAGCTATGGTATCATTTAAGTTTACAAATGTTTTTGCCATTATAGTTTCTCTAAAATTTTATTAAGTAGACCTTTTATTTCAACAATTTCATTTTGTAAATCATGTACTTGTGTTTCTAATAGTTCATTCTTTAATATGTTTTTTCTTTTTAAGGCCTTTGCTTTTCTTGCTTTTTCAATATCAGTGCTATTTATATTCAAAATAGCACCTGACCTTTTATCTCTTACAAGACCAGAATGTCCTTCAACTTGTACATAATCACTCATATTATACTGCCATCGCAATTGCTCTTAAGTTTCCAATCGTAGGAACTTTTGAACTATTCGTTGATCTCATTACGATCTTCAATTGGAATTCGCTAAATGCATCTAGATCTCCACCATCACCACCAACAAGATAAGTATATTCACGGAAGATTTTTGGATTATCGTCTGAAGCAATTTCGTTTTCTTTATCAACAAGTGTCCAAGCTTGATCTTTCAATATATCGCCATCACCTGCTACTCTATAATAAACAAGGAAATCAGCAACTGAAGGTCGATTTGCTGAAATAAGCAATTTTAATCCAACAGCATCTTCATTGAGTATAATAGGTGTGGTAATATGTTTAGCCAGATGAGAACCATTTTCAGCTACAGTTTCAGCAGCATAATTTAATGGAACATTAAATCCAGTTGTTGCAACACTTGCTTGTTTATCAATACGATGAGATACTGTAGCAAGTGAAGCTCTTGACATATCAACTACTGGTGATACCAATGAAGATGTTGTTGTCATTGGTATTTGGATGGTTGTTGATTTAATGCCAGATCCAAGTTCGACAGTTTCATTTGTACTATTTGCAATTAATGATGGAGCTTTAAATATTTTATTATCTTTAAATGCAAGAGGAGAAAATGATGTATCTTTTTGATACTTTGTTTCAGTTCCAGCAATTGATGTACCAGTTGTAAATTTACCCTCAATTGATAATTTTGTTCCAATAGGTTCAAGTGTTTCAATAATTGGATTTACAACATCAAATTTAATATTCTTTGATGCGGAGATAAGAGTAGAACCAATATCTGCAGAAGAAGTTGCAGCCGAATCCGCTTCAAAGGTATAATAATCATAATCATATCCGGTAATTGTTCGAGTACCATTTAATGAAGATCCAAGAATACCTGCATATGCGGTTGCAGAATCTAAACCTGAAATTACAACACTTTCACCAGAATCATGACCATGACCAGGATGATATACTGTAATTGTTGCATCACCAGAATCAACAGAGAAAGGATTTAGAGTAAGTTGATCAGTCGGTAATGCAGCATTTTCAAGAATAATATTTCCACCTGCAGTATCAAAATCTGCACGATATACTTTAAAAGTAAGATCTCGCATTTGTTTTGATTCCCAAGTAGTACCATTTTGAGAAAGGAAAAGTGAACCAAGATTCGGTTGTCTTGTAATTCTTTTTTCTGTTGATCCAAGTTCAAATTGACCTACTTCAGAAACATAAACCGAATAATCAGATGACTCCGCAGATACACAAATTGCATATTCTGTTTGAGGTTCTAAGTATATTGGTTCATCAAATTCAAAATCAGTACCGGCTGCAAGAACACCAGCAGTTGTTTGTGTTCCAACAATATTTACAGCTGATGGATTTTTATAAACAATTGATCCAGGAATAATGTCATAAGATGAAGGACGTCCATTTACCATTGGACGTATTGTTACTTTTACAGGAAGTGTACTATCTTTACTTGCAAAATAGATTCTTACCTTCGTAATAAAGAATCCTTTATCTTCATTAATTAATATTGATTGCGCAATTGGATCGTAATAACCAATTGTTTTTATTTGCGGTTTAGTGTTTAGTACTTCACCAGGTGGTAATGCTCCTGCTGAAGTATAGAGAGCAGTTGCATATGAAAGTGCATTAGATTTATTATAGACATTAATATCTAATAGTGCAAATTCTCGAGCTCCAGTTCTAAATTTTATCGATGAAATATTTGGTATAAAGAATGAACCTTCGATAGTACCACTTGCATCTGCGATAAGCGCTGTAGATCCTTCTGGATGTGCAGTCGCATTTGCATATTTATCTCCATAATCATCAACATCATCAGCTAAGAAGCTAAATGTTTCTTCTCTTACCCAATTAGCAACAGAAATACCATCAAAGAATGCAAAATATGTTGAATTTGGTATCAGTCCAGATGTTTTAAAGTATATTTTTCTTGATCTCATAAACGGAACGATTGTTTTACTAATAGTACGTTCGTTGATCACAGAAGTTATTGCGCTATTAACATTATAATTAACACCAAGAACATTTTTTGGAATACTTGATTTTGATACAGTTACATTTTGATCAAATGCCCAATCAGGTATTCCATTAGGGAAATGATATTCAAGCTGACCGTCAGACATTCCTAACCAGTTAACGGTCACATTATCATAATTAAATTTTTGTTTTGGCGTTGTTATTGGTGTTCCAATATCAAGTGCTGGAACTTCGTTTTCACGACTTTTCCATTCATCACTTGCAGGAGAAAGTACAATCTCAGTGTTATATGCAATAACATTAAATGGATTAAGATTCTGTGTAGTTGAAACTTTATCTTGCCCTATTGCTTCAGTTTCAGTATAATTAATATAAACATTATCGCCTTTTTTAATTGTATTAGTACTTAGATCAGAGTCATAAATCAATCTATTATTATCTTCTCGAATCTCAGGATGTAAAGTTTTTGTAAGAAGATTAATACTTGCCCGATAATCAATTGCATTTGTATCAGAATAAACATGATTTGCAAAATTATCAACAAGAAAACCGGATTTCAAACGATTAGTGCCAGCTGAGTCAAGAATCGTAAGATTATTAGTATCAGCTTCAAGAAGAGAAAGCGATGTAACTTCTTGAAGTTTATTTAATTTACGATCGATTTTACCAATATCAGCCATTGTGTAACGAGTTGCATCTATTTTTTCAATTGAAAGATCCGAGTCATTAATAGTATATGGATTCATTTCAATACGATAAAGATTCAATGCACCATCTGGCGTTGAAGGATATTGTGGCTCAGTACTTGGTTTACCTTCAATAATATCAAGTGTAGATCTTAAACGACTTTGAGTTGGAGGATAAAGAACCAATTTATCTTTTCTTCCAAGATAATACGTAACATCTGTTGTAATTAGATCTGTTGGTGAAGGAAGTTCGTTTACTCTTGCAGTAGCTCCACTAAAGTTTGCACCTGTATCATCTTGACGGGGTCTAAAATCAAGCACATTTCTTAATTCAACAATTGTACCATCAGCAAGTATATAGTTTGGAATATTTGAATAGCTTACTTGACCTGTATATGAATTTACAGCAAAGAAATCACCTGACGCGCCATGTTGGAAATATTTAAATCTTACAAATACGTTTCCAGCTGGTGGTGTTTGGTTACCTTTTACAATCAATTTACCTGGAGCATAGAAATTATCTCTTTGTCCATTATCAATCGTAAAGAGTGAACTTAAGTCAATTCCATCAGAATCAACAGATGTAACTCTTGTCACTTCATATATGTCTGCTTTTCCAAGACTCATAATTTCAAGGCCATTGCCATCTGAATCAACAGTACCAGTAAATGTTGTTTCTGTAAGAGTTTTTGTTCTTATTGATCCAGAAGCTTTATTTACTTTTGTCAATATTTGGATTGCTGAATTATGTGGAGCTCCACTAATGGTTGATGATTGTGTACCAGAACCAGAAATTGATGGAGAAATAAATGCACCAGAAGAATCAACTGAGACTAACCAATCATTTGTATTTGCAAATGTTTCACCTGTTGCAGAAAGAGTAATTGTAGCATTACCAGAACCATCTGTTGTTGCAGTACGATATCTTTGAACTTCAAGTGATATATCACTTAATGATTGTGGACGTTGTACAGGAAGACTAAATAAAAGATTATTTTTATTTGTCTCTTTAAGTACTGCTTTACCAGATTCTAGTATTGGATTTGCCCAATTATCAGAATCAAGTCCTATACTTTTCACATTTCTGAAAGATTGACCAGAATTCATTTGAATGTCAAATAGATAATATTTGTAATCTGTACCATAATTATCAATTGAGCGAATACGTGCTGTACCTATTGTAGCGCCACCATATGATGTGGTATCTTGTAAATTCCATTTCTCAAAAGTTGAAATATTTGGAAGACCTTGAGGATCTGCTCCTTCAACAATAAGATAGTTACCATAATTAGCACCAACAACTTCATTATTTTCAGTAGTTGTAGTTTGAGCTCTATTGACATTAATAGTAACTGGTGCAGGAATTTCTGAACGATAACCATCAACATAAGCAATACCATTACTTACATCGGCTTTAAGGATTGTTGCATCACCTGCAGCAGAATCCTCATCGAATTTTAATATGAATTGATCAACTATATAATTACCTGATTCTTCTTTTGTACGAAGAGCAAGTAAATCATTAATCTTATTATAATTATCTGTACCTTTTGCTTGATCAACAATTTCTGAATTAATAATTTTTGTAAAGAATACAAAATTATCAGTTCCAGTAATATCTGCTTGATCGATCAATACAAGTTGAATACGGTAACGATCAGCACCTGGAGCTGAAAGATTTGGTGTTGCTCCTTGATTATCATATAGAGCAGAATTATCACCTGCAGTTACAACATCTTGTACTATTTTAAATCCAACTGTTCCAGTATATGTTGGACTATATTTTGATACAATTAATGAACCACCATTAAAGAATACAAAATGTCCTTGAACAAAAAAGTCACCAGGACCTGCACTCAGTTTAACGCCAGCACCAACTGCCGGATTTGCTAAAGTATTTGTTGTTTGAACAGTAAGAGTATTTGTTCCATCGGTAATATTATCACCAGGAGTCATACGAATTGGTGTTGATCCTGATGTTCCACCAGATGTATCCGTATATTGAACATAAAGAGTAGCAGGATCACTACCTGTTGCAGCAACTACTTCAAGAACCTTTGCGCTAATTCCTGAACCGGTAAATGTATTTCCAACAATACTTGTTGCTGGTAATCCATTTACAGACGTATTCAATTTAATGAATTCGTATTTGGCATTAATTGAAGGACCACCAGGATTTACTGCAGCACCATCTTTAAAAATGTTATTACCAAATCTTTCAATTTCGGCTTGAATTATTGTTTGCATTTGAGTTAATTCACGGGCTTGAAGAGCTCTACCAGAATTAAATAAAATGCGATAATAATTATCCGAATCGGCATAATCGTCTTTATACGTATTTGCAAATAAGGTTTCAGTATAAGTAGTTGTCATATTATTTTACCAATTAAATTTGAATAATTACTTTAATATCTTCTGTTTGTTCAACTGATCGATCAATTGCTGCTCTATTTTCGATATATAAAATATCACCTGTTAATCTATTTATATCAAGAGTAACAGCAGCAGAATCTGCAGTGCCTGCACCAGAACCATCATCTTCGCTTATAGCTTCACCGTTTGTAAATGCTGTAAATCCTGTTTCCTCTGTTTGGTGATAATACAAATAATCTGAGTCAAATGTATCAACAAATGCTTTTGCGCCAGATGATGCACCAGATATTGTTCTATCTGCAGTGAATGGCGTAGTGACAGCGGAAAAAGTCATTTTAAGTAATCCGAGACCAGAAGCTTGCGTATAATCTGAGTCTGTACTTGGTACTTTTGGATTTTTAATCAAAGCAACTTGTCTAAAATCTTGGCCTATTAAGAATTTACCTGATTCAGTACCAGCTGGTTTAGTATTGAACATAAGACTTGAAGATTTCAGATCATCTCTTGCATCTCCAGCAAAACCAAGCTTTGGTGATAGATTTGCCCGAGCTATAGCACCAGAACCAGAACCGCCAGTAATAGTTATATTTGCATAATCATATCCATATCCATGATTAATTTTACCAATACCATTTGAATCAAGTTTAATATCTACAATTGATCCACCAGATATAACAGCTACTGCAGTAGCAGAATCACCATTACCAACAATTCCAATTGTAGGTGTAGAAGTATAACCGGTTCCACCATTTGTTATTGTAATATTTGCAATTTGACCTACAATCGCAGAATCTTGAAGTAACTCTTGTTGTATTTCTGAAGCAACAGAGTTAGAATCGGTTAGACCTTGAAGTTTAACAGGAATAAAATTACTTGACAAATATTTAGTTTTTGCTGTTGCTGAAAGAGTATAGAGGAATTTCCAGATATAACCATCAGCTGTTTTAAAAGAAGCTGAAGTTGTATTATTTGGCTTAACAGTCGAAGCAACTGATACGCCGCCAGTATTACGACCTTGTTGTAAACAAATATATACACGATCATCTTCTGTGAGAACATAATATGGATTTGATGGATATCCAACTTGATTATCATCATAAGCTGAATAAGTTGCACCTGATACCCAATTATTACGTGGAACTACAAATGATACATCTTCAGCGGATTTGATAGATTGAAGACCAAGTCTAAAATTCCGTTGTTCTCTTAAACTATTAAGAGTTGTTGGAGCATCATCAGCAGAATCCCAATCTTCTGAACGTCCTATACCAATATAATAATTACCGGCTCCAGCTGAATCATTGACATTATTTAAAATATCTACTAATATTTGTTTTTTCAATGCATCTGTTAATATTGCAGTCATTTTTTATTCCTATTAAGCTACTGTAATTTCACCTTGGTTACCAATTAAATACCAATTTGATCCATCCCAAATGACAGTACAACCATCATATTGAGCAAGAGCAAATGAAGTGCCTTGAGCAAAGTTTGCTGGGGTAACCGTTGCAGCACCAGCACCTTTATTTGTGAATACTTTTGTTTCGCCGACAGTTGTTCCATCGGCAAGAGTGAGGGCAAGTGCACTTCCTTTATTACATATAATATAACCTGCAGTAGTTGAAACTGCACCATTTGCTGTAATTGTACTCACACCAATAGGACCGCCAAGAGTTTCATAAAGCTCGGTAAAGTTGGCATTCAACTTTGTTCCTGCTTCTCGAAGCGTATCTCCAGTCCCGTCATTTGCTGAAGAACCAATTCCTATATTTTGCCTTGCCATTTGTAATCCTTTTATTACATCTATTTATAATAAATATTCATATTAATTGTCAAAATTATCTTTATCCATACGTTCAAATATATTTGACATTTTAATTGGTTTGGTTGATCCATCAGAGTCTTCGTCCATTGTCGGTGATATGAGATCAATTACATCTTCAATATTGTCATACATTCTATCTAATGTTGCGATTGTTGCTGAATCATATATGTCAATAATTGTATTCAAATCAAGTCGTTCATCAATAGCATCAGAATCAGCACCATCTGGGTAGATTGCTGAAATCGAAGTAAATGGTGATAGAGTGAACGAAGCTGAATTATCTACTTGGAATAAATTAGCCCCTTCATCTGGTATTGATAATGGCATTCCATCTGAATCAATAAGATCACCAACACCTTCAAGTAGTACTTCTCCGGCAAAATACCAACCTGCTGGATGCGCAAATCTTTTATACAAATCTTTCCATTGTGATACTGGTCTAGACATCTTGATTAAGATAGAAAAGATTTGATATATGTCATTATTAATAATAAAACGTTGTGATTCTGTACCTATTTGAGATTCACTAACAATAAATATATTTTCTTTTGGATAAGAAATAGTTGGTTGTTCATTAAAGAATGTTCGAAAGAAACCTTCAGCTGAATAAAGTGAACCTTTGATACGATAAAATTTTGCTAAAAATGCAGCAACCTGTCTGGGATTTGTAAAATATTTTTGACTTGCACCGAGACCAATTTCTTTAAATATATTATCAAGTAAAGCTAGTGAAGTTGATTCAATATCTTTTGCACGAAATAATTCATAGATTTCGCTATTAAAAGCATGAGTTCCATCTGAATCCATAAAGTCATAATAATAATCAAGGAATTTAATAAGATTTGGATAATCTTCTTTAAAATAATCCGGTAAAACATCTTTAACACGACTAGTTCTAAAGTCAATTGCCTTACGATTAAAAAATGTATTTGTACGTTGTTTCATATATTATGTCTCAGTAACACCTGTTACATATGAATCATCAATATCATTATCGATAATATAATTTCTTAATGGAGTAATTGTACTTTCATTTGCCGGCACTGCTTTCAATTTAAAGGTTGAACCTACCATTGAATTGATAGTAAGTCCTTCAATATTTACTGTACCGTTTGTATTATAAGAGCCAAGATTATCAATCACTACTTGACTTGATTGGTTTACAAGTTGCAATTTAGTACTACCTAATAAATTACGAATATTACATAATTGCGAATTTACTGTAAAATAAGATGATGTGATAATATAATTGACATCATCTGGTGAAGGAAGCGCAACTGGAAAAATTACAGTATGTGATTGACTGACACCAAGAGTTGGTGTTACTCTTTGATTCATTACAATACTCATTTTTGAGTTTAACACACCTGGATCGACATCATCAATCAAAGTAAGAAGATTTGATTTTCTAAATGTCGTATTGAATTTTTTTAAATTATTTGTGAAATAATTATTAATCACTGTTTGTATATTTGAAGAAAGTGTATTCCTTGTAATATTTGTAGCACTTGGGTCATAACGGAAAGTTGTTTTAGTTTCAATATATGTATTGATTGGCTCAACATAAACTGGAGTGATTGACATAACACCGAGTTTATTCACCAAATTTGTTGTGATTGATGATTCAGTTGCGGTTTTTGTTGCAGCAGCTGTTCCATCAACATATTTAATTGAAATGTATACTTTACCATAATCAACAGGGACATTATCTTGTCCACCCCATGAACTTACATCCGTTGCAACAGAATATCTTTTCAATATTAATGCTTTATAATCATCAGCTGTCACAAGCCTTTGTTGAGCAGCAAACGCAATTGGAGCATTTAGCCGAATTGCTTCACTATCTTCTTTTGATGCGCCTGACGATGAGTTTGCTACTGTTACGACTCCAAGATTATAATTTACAGCATTTACTGTCACTTGAGAGACTGGCGCAAAGGTACTACCACCATTTGCATCTGCGCCAACTGTTGATAAATAATTAATTACAATTTTATTGCCTGAAATAGGTGCGGTACCAAAGGTAATACCATCAGAAAAATGTATTTCATAGAATCCATTTGGTGCTTCGTGTATAGAATAATATGTACTATCAACACCAACTGAAGTTGCATTATCGAGAAGCGTATATGTTGTGTATGAAGAAGATGTTGGTGAAGCATATACCTTTACATCAAGTGTTGTTGTATCAATTGTGTTGTCAGGTATTACATAAAGTTGACGATCAGTAATATCTCCAACAAAAAATGTTTTTGTTCTTTCTGTACCTTGATAAACAGGAATTGATGTTGAACCTTCTGCAGTCACAAATGTATAACTACCTGTACCATCATCAGGCGCTGTATAAGATGCTATAGTTCTAAAGGTATAAGATACACCAGCAACTGATGAAGTGAATGCTGTATATCTTGGAATTGTAATTGTAGATGGACGATTTGCAACACCGGTAAGATCAAGTGATAAATTAAGATAGGCAATAGAAGCTGTAATTGATCTTGGTGTATATCCAAGAGTTTCAGCGTGCGAAACAATTGAACTTCTTAATTGTGCAGTGTTGAGAAATGATTCATTCAATGCAAAGTTTGCAGTTAATCCATTGAAATGAGTATTATATGCCAACACATCAAGAATGTTATTAAGTCCTGAGGCTTCAAAATCATAATCAGTAAATTCGCTTTTTGCTGCAAGAAAAGTTTTAAGACGATTCTTAATATTATTGAAGTCTAATCTTGATGATGAAATATTTGTTGCCATTATCTTAACCTGTTTAATGAAGTACTTATATCGAACGTAGTACTTGAATTTCTTATTTTGAGATTCACTTGTATTCTCACGTCATTTCGATCTGGTTCTGGTTCTACTTTAATTTTCATTATTTCAACTCTTGGTTCATATTTATTAATTGCGAATTGAATTTTTTCTCTTGCTTTTGATTCAAGCCTTCCATCAGCAAGATCAAAAAGTAAAGCTCTTATATTTGCACCAAAGTTTGGATTAAACGGCTTTTCAAAATTGTTTGTCAATAATAAATTTTTTATTGCTTGTTTTACAGAAGCAAGATCAGTCTTTTTATATACATCATTTGATGGAGCTTTTGCGAATGATAAATCAATATCTTTATATAGGCGTTTACGAGCAGTGACTGCACTTGTTGTCTGCTGATTGCCATCTTCAACGCTAAAAACTTTATTAACCATTTCTTGCCTTTATTTTTATCTATTTATAACTTTATTTCAACAAAGTCTGAACTTGATTGTGTTTTATTATTATATCTTGTTTCAATTTTATTTGAATAAGAAGCTTCATAAGTTGTACTTATGTTTGGCATAGTTAAAACAATCTGAGCTGAAAGACTTCCATCTGGATTATAATTATCATAATCAAGAATACATTTATCAAATTGAACAAAACTTTTCCAATATTCGGCAA